GCTATCGAAGCAAACATCAACAATCAATATCAAATTTATTCATAATTATGGAAGACGAAATGGAAGAAATCACCCCCAAGTATCTTGTGTTTGACACAGAAGAAGAAGGACTAAATCGTGCTGATGCTGAAGGTATTGCTCGTAACTATTCTTATCACAGAAGTGGTAGTGGTACTCGTTACTACAATACACCAGTTCCTTGTGAAGATGGTAAGTGGGCTTTAGAAGTATCCGTATATAGAACATTAGAAGACACCGAGACAACAGTAGACACTGTTACTTTATTAACTGAAGACGAAGTATAATGAGCAACGTAACCGCAGAGTCAATGTATACCTCCCTTGAAGGGAAGCGATACCAATACCTAGATAGAGCAAGACAAGCATCTAAACTGACTCTGCCTTATCTTATGCCTGACGAAGGCTTCGGTTCTCACAGTAGATTAGACACACCATTTCAAGGCGTTGGGGCAAGAGGAACTAACAATCTAGCATCAAAACTATTACTCGCACTCCTTCCCCCCAACGCTCCTTTCTTTAGATTAAATGTAGATAAGTATGCTTTGGCTGCCGAAGGTGCAGACGCAAGTATGTTATCTGAAATAGAAGCAGGACTTCAACAAGTAGAAGATTCTGTGATGGAAGAAATCAGTCGTGAGACTTACCGAGTAGCAATCCATGAAGCACTCAAACATCTTATCGTAACAGGTAATGCTTTAGTATATATGCCTGATGATGGTGGTATGCGAGTGTTTCACTTAGATAGATATTGTGTACAACGAGATGCTATGGGTAATATCCTATACATCTGCACTAAGGAATCCCTATCATATATGTCTTTGTCTGAAGAGATGAAAGCACTTGTAGGTATCCAAGGTAATAGTGCTGACGAAGAAATCAATTTATATACCGCAGTGTGTCGTAAGGAAGACCACTGGTTTGTTTACCAGGACATCAATGGTGTTCGTATCCCATCCTCAGAAGGCAAGTATAAACTAGATAAGAACCCATTCATTCCACTCCGCTTCACTCGTGTTGATGGAGAAGACTATGGTCGTGGATATGTTGAAGAATATCTTGGAGACTTACAATCACTTGAATCACTTACACAAGCTATCGTTGAAGGTAGTGCCGCTGCCGCTAAAGTATTGTTCCTAGTTAATCCTAATGGGACTACTAGAGCTAAGACACTTGCAGAGTCACCTAATGGTGCTATCTCTCAAGGTAACGCAGCAGATGTATCAGTCCTTCAACTAAATAAATTTAATGACTTTAGAGTTGCCCAAGAAACTATCAATACAATTAAGGATAGACTTGGACACGCCTTCTTACTTACATCAGGAGTTGTCCGCCAAGCCGAGCGTGTCACTGCTGAAGAAATAAGAATGTTAAGTATCGAGTTAGAGTCTGCCCTTGGTGGTCTCTACTCATTACTAAGTACAGAACTTCAAATGCCTTTAGTCAATCGACTGTTGGTAGTAATGAAGAAAAAGAAATCATTACCTGAACTACCTAAGAATGTCGTTAGCCCTGTTATTATTACAGGTGTTGAAGCACTAGGTCGTGGTAACGATTTACAAAAACTTGACTTGTTCCTAGCTGGTGCAGCTCAAGTTGTTGGTGCAGAAGCAGTAGCTCAGTTCGTTAATGTAAGTGAATACTTTAAGCGTAGAGCAACATCTCTCGGCATCAAGACTCAAGAGTTAATTAAGACTCCTGAACAGATGCAACAAGAAGCACAGGAAGCCCAACAAGCAGCGATGATGCAAGCTGCAGTACCTAATGGTGTTAATGCAATTAGCAGCCAAATCAGCCAAGCTCAAGACGGAGCGAATATGAATCAACAACAAAGCGAGTAATATGGAAAGAGTAGTAATACAAGAACACAGTGAGGAAGAAAATATCTCACTTGAAAAGCAAGCTGAAATGCAAGATGAAGCTGCTAAAGCTAGAGGTCAAAGTATCCAATCTGAATCTGAAAAGATTGAGGAGACTGAGACACCTATTGAAAGTGAACGCCCTGAGTGGTTACCTGAAAAGTTTGAATCTCCTGAAGATATGGCTAAAGCCTATGCTGAAGCTGAGAGAAAATTATCCGAGCCAAAGGACACCAAAGAAACTAAAGAAGCTAAACCTAAAGAAACTTCTGAACCTTCTGATACTGTCATCTCTAGTGCCACTGAAGAATTTACAAACAATGGGGAACTATCTGACAAGACTTATGATAGTCTTGAGAAAGCTGGTATCCCTAAAGAAATGGTCGATGCTTATATCGCAGGTCAGCAGTCATTAAGTGATGCTCAGACTAATACCATCCACGAAACTGTTGGTGGTGTATCTGAGTATAATGCTATGGCTGCGTGGGCAGGTGAGAACTTATCCGATGAAGAGCTAGAAGGCTTTAATACTATTGTCGAGAGTGGAACTGTAAGCCAAGCAACTGTTGCAGTTAAAGGTTTATATGCTCAATACAAAGCTCTAGGAGGTGGTGAACCATCACTAGAAAAAGGTGGAACTTCTGCTGCTGACGCTGGTGCTAAACCATTTGGTTCTGCCGCTGAAGTCACACGAGCAATGCGTGATGCAAGATACGCTGAAGACCCTGGATATAGACAAATGGTCGAGAAACGACTAGCAGTTACAACCGCAATATAATATGCCTACAGAATTATTAGCAATGTTAGGAGGTGGAGCAAGTGGCTTCATCTTCAAACTCATCGGTACGATGGCATCCAACCAACAAGCAAACCTTGAAGCTATGATAAGGAAACAGAAAGCTTCTGACGATAGTGCTAACCAAGCTGCTAAAAGAGGTGGTGAATGGATACGCAGAATTATCGTATGTGTTGTTTTGTTTGGTGTAATCATTGCACCTTTTATTCTAGCTCATAGCCCTGAAGGTGTAACAGTCGGAGTGGAGTACAGTAAGTTCTTTGGAATGTTTACTGGTACTGCCTACGAGACACTGAATGGTTATGTTATATTACCTGAAATACGACAAACTGTTTTAGCTATTGTCGGTTTCTATTTTGGCTCATCACAAGTGAAATAATATGAATGAAATTCTTAACTATATCAATCACTTGTGTTGCGTTCCTAATCCAAACAATACAAGCAAATGAATCTCTGTTACTTCAAGACTTCGTGTCAAAAATCCCATTGTGGGAAGTGTACCCTGATAGCCCTAAAGAAGTTATTGGGGATAATGGTAAAGCCTATGGGCATTATCAAATCACGAGCATTATGGTTAAAGACTACAATCGTATCACTGGTAAAAAAGTTTTACATGAAGATTGTTTTGACCCTGAAGTTTCTAAAGAAATTGCTTACGAAGTTCTTACTCATTATTCAAAACATATTAAAAGGTTTGGAGTAAGACCTACTGTAAAGCATTGGTTGTTTATATGGAATGGTGGTGGCGGTGCTTGGAGACGAGTACATAACCCTATCAATGATAATAAACAACTTCGGCTGGAAACATACGCTAATAAAGCTATGACCTTCCTTTAATACTTTTCGTTCTAGATTAATAAGCACAATGCCCTCTGAGGAGGATAACATTTGGTAAGCAGATAATCGAAGACAAAAAACAATAAACAAAATTAACCCCTAATAAAGAAAGAAAAAAACTATGGCTAATGGAAATACATCCCCTAGTAGAAGTGGCTTGATTTCAGGTGGTTCTGATAATGATGCGTTGTTTCTCAAAGTCTTCTCAGGAGAAATCTTGACTGCTTTTGAGCAAAACAATGTTATGAAAGACCTACACTTAATGAGAACTATCTCATCAGGTAAGTCTGCTCAGTTCCCTGTCTCAGGCATTGCTACTGCTAAATATCATACACCTGGTGTCAACATCGCTGACTCAGGTAACTCAATGTTAAGCTCTATTGGAATGAATGAGCGTGTCATCACTATTGATGATGTTCTTGTTTCATCCACATTCATTGCTAACATTGATGAACTAAAGCAACATTACGATGTTCGCTCAATATATGCTGCTGAACTTGGAAAAGCTCTAGCTAAAAGATTCGACATTGCTACAATGAAGACTCTATTTGCTGCTGCTGGCACAAGTGCTTCTGCTCCTCAAGCTGGTGGTAACTCAATCACTGGTGCTACTACTAACACTACTGCTGGTATCGTAGACGCATTATATGCTGCTGCTACTAAGTTAGATGAAGTAGACGCTCCAAGTGAAGGTCGTTACGCTATCGTGACTCCTGCTCAATACTACAAACTATTGACTGCTGATAATGTTGCTATCAACAAAGACACCTCTGGTGGTTCTGCTGATGCTGCTCGTGGTACAATCGTTGAAGTCGCAGGTATCCAACTCAAGAAAAGTAATAACTTCGCTGAAATCATTGCTGAAGGCAACATCTCTGTTGACCAAAGCTCTGCTGACAATGACGATGGTTCATCAAACAATGATGTATTCGGTGGAAGTGGAGTAGGTTACAATGGTGACTTCTCTGCACTTAACAACAGTGGTGAACATGGTATCTTAGTTGGTACTAAAGAAGCTATTGGTACTGTTAAGTTACTTGACTTAGCTACTGAGTCTGAGTACCAAATCGAGCGTCAAGGTACATTGTTCGTTGCTAAATATGCAATGGGACATGGTGTACTACGCCCTGAGTGTTCAGTGAAGATTCTTCCTGCATAAACCCTCTTAACTCTAAGCCCTCCTTGGTTATTCCTTGGGGGGCTTTTTTTATTTTATGAAACGAAAAGGCGTATCCCTAAGAAAAGAACATAAGTCTAAGAAAGGTGGACTGACCAAGAAAGGTCGTGACTACTATAATAAGAAGACTGGTTCTAACCTCAAAGCACC